ATACAGAAAGCCAACGGTGGCTAAAAAGAAAGATTCAAAGATTAGCTTTGTAAATCTATCAACTTATAGTTCTCCTAAAATTGTAGAATCTAAAAGCAAAGAGTGGGTTGAGTTTGGTGCAAACAATAATTACTTTCAATTCTTAATTGATAGGTATAACGGAAGTCCAACAAATAGCGCAGTTATAAACGCTATTTCTCAAATGATTTTCGGTAAAGGTTTAGATGCAACAAATAGTTCTAAAAAACCAGAGCAGTATGCTTTAATGATTTCTTTGTTTAAAAAAGATGTTGTTAGAAGATTAGCTTATGATTTAAAATTAGCTGGGCAATGTGCTATTCAAGTTATCTATTCAAAAGACAAGAAGAAAATTCAAAGGGTTGAACATTTACCAATTGAGACGTTAAGAGCAGAAAAATGTAGTGCAGACGATAAAGAAGTACAAGCATATTATTACCATCCAGATTGGGCAAATGCAAAGCCAAGCGATGAGCCTAAAAGAATACCAGCGTTTGGTGTTTCAAATAGTCCACAACCTATTGAGATTTTATATATAAAACCCTATAAAGCTGGAATGTATTATTACAGTACTCCAGATTATCAAGGTGGTTTACAATATGCAGAATTAGAAGAAGAAGTATCAAATTATCATTTAAACAACATCATGCAAGGTCTTTCGCCATCAATGTTAATTAATTTTAACAATGGTATTCCAGATGAAAATGCACAAACAATAATTGAGAATAAGATAAAGAATAAGTTTTCTGGAAGTTCAAATGCTGGTAAATTTATATTAGCTTTTAATGATGATAAAGAATCCGCTGCTGATATTACACCAGTTCAATTAAGTGATGCACATAACCAATATCAATTTCTTTCAGAAGAATCTCAAAAGAAAATAATGGTATCACATAGGGTTGTGTCTCCTATGCTTTTAGGTGTAAAAGATTCAAGTGGATTGGGTAACAATGCAGACGAATTAAAGACTGCAACCATCTTAATGGACAACACTGTTATAAGACCATTTCAAGAACTTTTAATAGATGCCTTTGATCAAATACTTGCATTTAATGGTATTAGCTTAAACCTATATTTTAAGACGTTACAACCTTTAGAGTTTACAGATTTAGATAATGTAAAGGATCAAGAAACTAGAGAAGAAGAAACAGGTGTAAAGATGTCCTTATCCTCAGATGGAGATGTTATAGGTAAAAAATTAATTGATTTAGCTGATGATGAAATGAATGATTGGAAGTTAGTTGATGAGATGGATGTTGATTATGAAAAAGAGGATGAGTTAGATCTAAAAGTAAAAGACTTAAATAACCCTAAGAAATCAACTTTATCTAAGATATATGACTTTGTTAGAAGTGGTAGGGCAAGACCTAACATAAAAAGTGAGCAAGATAAAGAGATAGATGGTGTTCAATATAAAGTTAGATACAGGTACTCTCCTTTAAAGTTTAGTAAAGACTCAAGACCTTTTTGTAAAAACATGATTCGTGTAAATAAACTATATAGAAAAGAAGATATCATAGCAATGGGCAAACAGACAGTGAATGCTGGTTGGGGATTAAGTGGTGCTGACACCTACGATATTTGGCTTTATAAAGGTGGTGGAGGTTGCCATCATAAATGGAGAAGAGAGACCTATGAGTTCACTGGAAAAGGAAAGGCTAGTGTAGGAAAAAGTAATGATATAAGTACTGGTAAAGCGGAAAGAGAAGGTTATAGGGTTAGAAATCCTAAAGAGGTGTCAATGATGCCTAAAGATATGCCTAATAACGGATTTGTAAACAAGTAAGAACTATGGCAACTGCATTATTTATAAGTAGAACGGATTTAGTAAAGAACACTATCGTAAGCGGTGCAACTGATAGTGACCTTTTCATACAATATGTGAAGATTTCACAAGAGATACACATACAAAACTATTTAGGAAGCAAATTATATGATAGAATATCTGCTGATATTATAGCTGATACTTTAACTGGAGATTATTTAACCTTGGTTACTGAGTACATACAACCTATGTTAATACACTATGCTATGGTTGATTATTTACCATTTGCAGCGTATCAAGTTAAGTCTGGCGGAATATTTAAACATTCTTCAGAAAACTCTGAAACTGCTTCTAAAGATGAAGTAGATTTTTTAGTACAAAAGGAAAGAGAATTTGCAGAACATTACACAAGAAGATTTGTAGATTTTATTTGCTTTGATACTTCAAAGTTTCCAGAATACAATCAAAATGTAGATTCAGATGTATATCCAACTAAAAATGTAGGTGGTTCAAATTGGGTGATATAATGAAAGGATATAAACCAAAACAAGTAAACGTTGTTAAGTTAGAAAAGTATCTAACTAAAAAAGAAAAAAGCAATAAACAAAAATAATACAAAATGAGTGTAGCAGCAATTGTTCAAATAGATAACCAATATAAGGGAGATACCTATGATGGAGTGCAATTTACTCTTTTAAATACAGAAAATAGTTCTCCTATTGATTTAACTGGTGTTGCTATTAAAATTCAATTTAGATACGATTCAAAAATAGGTGGTATTCAAAAAGAAATAACTAATGGCAACGGTGTAACAATATCAAATGCGGTTGCTGGTATTTTTTCAATAGATAGTTTTCTTATTGATTGGTCTCCAGATATTTACTACTTTGATATTCAAATGACGTTTCCAAATGGAGTTGTTAGAACATACATACAAGGTACAATAAAAGTAATACAAGATATAACAAATGGATAATATTACTGTCATAGTCGAAGATTACCCACAAGAAATAACTGTTCAAGTTACAACAAGTGGAATAACCGTTGACCAAGCAAATCAAATTATTGCCAATACTCAAAAGGTTGGTTATACTGATGCTTTGGTTTCAGCGAATACAGATGTAGTTGCCAACACTGCAAAGGCTGGAATCACTTCTTCACAAGCAAGTGATATTGTAAATAACAATGCTAAAGTAGGTTACACCGATGCTTTAGTTTCTGCTAATGCAAGTGTTGTTGCTAATAGTTCAAAAGTAGGAATTACTTCTTCACAATCAAATGAGATTGTTGCCAATAATGCTAAAGTAGGTATTACTTCAACACAATCTAACGATATAATAGCAAACAATGCTAAAGTAGGTATTACTGCACAACAATCAAGTGATATAGTTGCCAGTAATAGTAAGGTTGGTATTACTACTCAACAAGCAAGTGATATAGAAGCAAACAATTTAAAGGATGGTATTTCTGCATCTCAAATTTCTGAAATAGATGCAAACACTTTAAAGGTAGGTTATACAGATGCTTTAGTTTCTGATAATTCAAGCGTTGTAGCGAATACCGCAAAGGTTGGAATAACAAGTCAACAAACAAGTGATATTGTTGTTAACAATTCCAAAGTTGGAATCACTACTCAACAAGCGAATGATATTGTTACGAATAATAGTAAAGTTGGAATAACAACTCAACAAGCGAGTGATATTATTACTAATAATGGCAAGGTTGCAATTACAACACAACAAGCCAACGATATAATAACAAACAACGCAAAGGTTTCAGATATAAACCACGTTACAATAGAATTACAAAACGTAAATAATACAAGCGATTTAAACAAACCTATTTCAAATGCTACTCAATCAGCTTTAGATTTAAAAGTTGATAAAACACAAGATGTAATAAATACTCAAAATATTTTTAAATCAGTTGGTTTTGCAATGGACTTTTCTGATAGAGTTATAGCAGATAGTGGTGTTATTGAAAGTAGAGAATGTGTAATGAATGAATATTTAAAAATTATAAATTAAAAAATAATGGCAATACCAACTTTAACAATGATTCCAAGTGGCTATAAAGCTGGAAAACTTTATTCTGTACTTCCAACTAATGGAGATGGAGATTTTACAACAACAAGGTCAAGTTCTGGTACAAGAGTAAATAAAGATGGACTAACAGAAACAATGGCAATAAATGTTCCTAGATTAGATTATTCAGATGGAAGTTGTCCTAGCTTACTTTTAGAGAGAAGTAGTACTAACTTACTACCTTATTCAACACTTGCTTTTAATGGAGGTGCTTCTCCAACGGGGTATTCTATTGGTTTCGGAACGGGTACTTATTCATACGAAGAGTTAATTTATAACGGTCAAGGAGCGTCTAAACAAACACAAATAACAACTGGTAGAAGTTACATAGATACGGGTAGTTTAATTCTAACTGCAAATGTTGAACATACATTAAAAATACAGTTTATTTTAGCTGAGTGTAATGCAAATGCAAGTGATATTATTGTATTTTTCACAAATTTCGGAGCCTCTGCAACATATACCTTTGGAGATATTGATTCGGATGGCATCTTAGATGTTAAATTTAATCCATTATCGGATAATATAGGGAACATTAGAATAGGACTAGGTGCTAATGGAAACATAATTGGAGGAAGCTATCTAACGTTTACACAACCTCAGTTAGAGGTGGGAAGTACTGCTACATCATTCATTCCAACAAGTGGCTCAATAGTTACTAGAACGGATGATTTAGTAAAAAAAGGAGGGTTAAGTAATTTAATAGGTCAAGTAGAAGGAACTGTATTTTTAGATTTTGAATATTTATTAGATTTGGGTACAGACGCTGCAAATGATGCTCTTAGGGATATTTTTATTGTTGGTAGTGATTTCAATAATACAAATGTTATATCTGTTGATAATTATAGAAGTCAGTTTAGAGTTTTTATAACGGCTAACGGGGTTACATCCTCAATTGGTACAAGCACTGCTGGTTCATCACAAGCAAATACAAGGTATAAATTAGCAATTAGGTATAAAAATGGAGATTCTAAGGCTTTTTTAAATGGTGTTCAAATAGGTTCATCTACAAATTCAGTAAACTTTACAAATACATTAGACAGTGTTTTTTTTAGCTATAACAATTCAACTAATATTTTTAAAAATCAAAAGAGAGTTTATGATTTGCGAACATATACTGAAGGGTTATTAGATGCAGAACTAATACAATTAACAACAATATAATTATGAAAATAGGAAAATACCAATTTGATAATAAAGAAAAAGCACAAGTAAAGATTGATTCTTTAGGTACTGCAACAAACGATGAAGGAAACCAATATCCTAGTCATAAACATTTAATTGTTAATCTTGGTAATATAACTTTACAAAATGGAGAATATGACGAAGATGGTAACGAAATAGCTGCACCAGTATTATCTTCATATTGGCATTTAGATGTTTTATGGATTGATTTAGAAGCTGATGAAGATGGTACTATTGACCATCCTTATGGTTGGAAGTCTAAAAGTGTTAATATTGATGGAGATGGTGTTCACGCTTTCTTTGGGCTGAATTACAATTCTTTAAAATTCTAACGTTGGAGATGCAAGATATAAAAATAGGAGTAATTAATCTACTAACGTTTACCGTTAGCTTTTCAAATATTGAACAATGGTTAAAAATAACTTTATTAGTTGTTTCTATTGCATATACTGTATTGAAAATATTTAAGATGAATAGTAAAAATGAAACTAAGCAAAAACTTTAGTAAGTCA